TTGTAATTGTGTCTAAGGCTATTGATCCAATATTTGTAATGTTAGCATCACTCATATCAAAACTTCCTGTAACATCTAAGTTACCACCAACACTTAAATTTCCAGTTACTGTTGCACTATCAGCTGCTAATGTATCTATATTAGCTGTACCATCTATAAATAAATCTTTAAATTCAAGAGAGGAAGTTCCTAAATCTATATCGTTATCTGTGATAGGTACTATAGCACCATCCTGTACTCTAAATTGTTGTACTGCAGATGATGATACATTTACATAAAATTCTAAATGACTATTAGTAGAGTCAACTAATACTTTATTTGTGTTATTAGCGTCTCTAATTGATATTATAGGCCCACCTTCACCTGCACTTCCATCATGAGTGTGTCCTGTTGTTGCGTTAAATGCAGCTAATACCTGGTTAAACTCATCATTAGAATGAGCTGCCGTGATAGTATCACCTGATGTAAATGTTGATTGTCTTGCCGAATAGCCTGCCATTATCTCCTTCCTCCTGGGGTAAATTCTAATTGAAAGCCTTTTATTGAAAATGCGTCTGAACTACTTTGATCATCTATTTTAAGTGCAACAGCAAATCCAGAGCCTTCTACTGATTGCCTAATCAGGGGTATTCCTGATGCATTATATGTTGCGTTATTATATGTTGCTGCTCCATAAATTGCAGCCCCACCTCCAGATACTAAAGATATTTTAGCTGGTTGTGGACTATTTTGATCATCATAATCATATCTTACTGCTAAATCTGCAGTAACACTTGTGCCTTCTCCTTGGTAATTTAAATTAATTCTTTGCATATATTTTCTAACACCTGGATCTCCCATAACCATATCTGGGGATCTGTATACTGCTAATATAGTAGAGTTAGCAGAACCATTAGCAAATGTATTTCCTGTTTCCATTTTATAAATAAATCCATCAAATCCTCCAAATACTTGAGTCTCAACGCTACTTATAAAATCAGAATCTGTTGATGCTGGTTTTATGCCTATCATATCTGAATACTCAAAACCTATAGATCCTGAATTAGGGTTACTTTTTAATACTCCTATAACTCCTTTTGAAGAACCTTGACCGCCTGTAGTTGTAGGATAAAATATTCTGTATTGTGATTTATCTCTAATAACTAAAGATGTTACTCTATCTAAACCTACATCATCAATTCTAGATTGTATCTGCCTAGATATAGATCCTAGTTCAACGTCACCAATTCTAGATGTACCAGCAATAGTTCTTAAACCATCAGGTGCTAAAAATATAATATCACCACCAATCTCTTGAATACTGCCACCATCTCTACATCCAATATTTCTTGTAACTTCTTGTACTGCAAAATTACTAGATGTTGAACCTGTTAATTTATAAATTCTATCTTCACAAAATATAATTAATTCATTCCTAAATACTTTTAATCCAACTACTGCTGAATCAACTCTAAATGATCCTGCACCACTACCAGTTGTAAAATTATCTTCTGAAAATGGCACACTAAATATAATTTCTTGTGAATTAGTTGCACCTGCATAAAACATATGGTTTTGAAATACTTTAACAAATTTAGGATTACTAGGAGCAGTACCTCCACTTGTTGCATTTATAGGATCTACATTAAAACTAGCATCAATTGATTGTGCAGCTGAATGTCCAGTAGCTATTATTAACTTATCTGTACCATTAAAATTATATTTTTCAAAATCATAAGCTCTAGTTGATGTACCTAAACCAGTTGTTAAAGTTGTCCAACTACCAGATGCAGCCCCTCTGTGTATATCACCACCTCTAGCAGCTATTACTTGATTATTAAATACAATAGAGCAATCTACTGTTGTACTTGCGTTACTAGATCCCTGCGGAACTTGTGTTGTATTATACAAAGCAGTACCATTTACTCTTCTATATCCACCCTTTATATCAGGTTCAAAATTTTGTAATATAAGTGCTTCACCAGGTTGCATTGAAAACACATCCTTGTTCAATGTTAAACCACCAGCACAACTTACTACGAATGGTGAAATTAAATCTGTAGTTGGCATTTACTACCTATCTGACATTACGTTATATACTCTAACATCAGATCTCATATAATCTGCTTTAGTAGAGTAATCTGTTTTTAATAATCTTAATTTTCTTTGGTAATCTCTATCTGCTAATTGTGCATGCTGTGGATCTGATCTTAGCATGTATGTATAATATTTTGATCTATCAGTTATTAAACCTCCAAATCTATCTGGTAATGCCATACTATCTCCATGTGCAGATAAGTCTGTATGTGTAGTATAGTAGTTATATGCCAATGTCATTTCATCACTACTCGGTATTGGAGTTACACCAAATGCTGTAAAGTTTGGAAGTATAAAAACTTTAGCTGGTGTTCCATATACATCACTATCATTTCTATCATCTATAGATTTATAATTTTGTAAGTAATCATCATAAGATATATATAAAACTTTTTGTCTAGTAGTATCACTTCTAGAACATCTAATATAATCTACATCTAATTGTACACCATCTGATTCTACATATATAAAAGAAGATTTTGCTGTAGCTGTAAATGTAGTATTTAATATAGCACCTTGTCCAAAATCAGTTACACCTATTGTAGTATTTAAATTTTGAGTACCACCTGCTGATGTACCAACTCTAACAATTAATTCACTTGATGAACTATTAGGACTTAATACTCTAATTTGTAATTTATATTCTTTGTTTACTATAGTCTCAACAGATTGATATGCTGCTGCATCATTTAAATTTAATCTACCATTACCACTAGTTGTATGTGATGGTGAACCATCTCCAGTTGTCCAACTAGTTATATTAGATGCAAACTCACCGTTAGTAACTAATTCTCTTGGGCCTATAGTAAATGAATCTCTATCTATCTTTCTAAAGTCAGCTGGAAAATCATATTCACCATCTCCAGTTGTTAAATTTTGTGTAGTTCTAGAGTATAATAAAGGTATTTCACTTGCTTCATTGTAAATATCGTGAATACTTTTATTAATAAAATCTTTAACAGCAGTTTGTATACCTCTACTAGAACTAAATGTACTAGAGGTTAACTCTGTTTCGTTAAGTTCTCTAAGAACTCTATTTGTCAGTGTTAGGTAAGTTGTTGCCATTCTGTAATAACTCTATTATTTTATCAAGTTTTTGTTCTTGATTGTTAATTCTGTTTTCTAAATTACTCATCCTTACTTTATTTGGATCCATAACAATTCTTTGACCTGTGCTTGCATTAGTTTTTTTTCTTAAATCATGTGTAGCCATTTTATTTATTCTCCTAGTTTGTAAGGGGTATTAAATTAAGGGGGATATAAATACCCCCCTTAAAATTATACAGTATTATACTGCTGTGTCGTGTTGACTAGCTGTATTTCTGTCAGTTTCATCAATACCTGAAACATCACATAGAATAGCAAAAACACGGATTTTACCCGCACTTGAAGCTGCTCCAGCTATTAACGCATCAATTGTGTCTGCTACTTTCGTAGTCAATACAGGTGCTGCATCAGCAACATCTCTTGGTGCATAAGCTGCACCAGTAGCATCGTAAGCATCAACGAAAGCATCTGGATCTGAGAATCCAGCTGCACTTCCTGTGATACCAATATCGATAACTACAGAACTTGAACATGCTGTTAGTACCTCTAGTCCTGCGTGTAATACTACACTTTCTGCAGGAACGTCAAGACATCTAATAACATCATTCTGAGCTGCACCTGCGTCTCCATTAATTGCAGAGATATCAATTGTGTTTTCTATCATATAAGGTGTTCTGCCATTTGCAGAATGACCAGCTGTTCCGCCAGCACCTGTTACATCATAAGTTGCCATAGTTTTTTATCCTCCTAGGATTAACCTATTGTTATAACGCCTCTTTGAACCGCTTCACTTCTAAGGATTTTTCTTCCAAAGACATGCAGTCCTCTGACAACGTCTGCGAATGAATCAGGGTCTCTGATCAATTCTGTTTTTGCGATATGATTTACTGTTGCAACTCCTGACATGTGTCCGTATACAAAAGCATACTCATTAGATCCAGCAGATCCAAAAGTATGTGATGAAGCACTTCCACCTGATACAGCAATAGCGTTTGATGAGTACATATTAAAACCAAATAATGGTCTGTCTGTAACTTTACCATTTCTGATTTGTGATGCACCACCATCGTTCATTACTGATTGGTCAGATAGTTTTCCGCCTGCTTTTCTTAATTGCTCAAAAAATTCAGGTGCGGCAACTAGCCATCTATTTTCTTCTGGCACATCATTTTTATCCAGGTTTCTTTTCAGTGTTGATACTAAGTTAGCCAAAGTATCTACAGCTGCGTCACCATCGATAGGTGATGAGTCAGTTCCTGCACCCGTACCATCTGTAGCATTGTCGTATATAAACTTCAATACATTATAGTCGTAGCTTTTTTTTAATGAATATGCACCTGAAGAGGTTGCAAGAGCTTCAAAGTTTACATGAGATTGTCTTTCTTCAATATCATCTACTTTAAAAGCAAAGTATGAACCTTGATCGACAGTCATAGTTATTTGGTCATCTGCTAATACTTGTGTATCAACTGTTTGACCTCTAGCATAATCTTTAACTGTGATCGTAGGCTCTTTGATTATCTTTACTGTGTCACCAAAGTTTTCAATTTCTCCAGCGTAATCAGTGTTAGTAATATCTTCTACCACTGATGCTCTTCTGAAGAACTTTTGAACTTTCTGACTAAAGATTTGTGGAGTAAAATTACCTTGTGCAAGGTTTTGATATCCACTAGCGTTTGTAAAAGCCATAATGCTTCTCCTTATTGTTTAGTTAGATTGTTTGTTATTGTTCAATCCTACCTTCTAAACGAGCAAGGTCAATCTCCTTTTCAAATTTTTCAAACTGATCGGGTTTTAAATTACCAATCTCACGAGTTGTCCAAATTTTCTTGTTTGGCAAATCAGAATCAACAGCTTTTCTAGTTTTAGAAATTGCTTTAGCAGCTTCTTTTTTAACATCCTTTTCTTCTCTGTTAGTTAGTTTACTTAAACCACGATCCATTTTATATAGATCAATAGCCCTTGAAGCTAACTTAGCGTTAGATGTATTTTCATACAACCAACCTTGAATAGTAGGATCTTGTTCATCAGCCCATTTATGAAAATCATCTTTTGAACGAATTTCACCAAAATCGGGATGAAGTTTTAAAAGTTCTACCTCAGCTTTTTCTTTTGCAATCTGTTCTTGTTGTACTTGTAAACTTTTAAATTTACTTTCTAACTCGTTAGATTGAGTAGTAGCCTTATCTATTGCTATAGTTTCCACCATAGAATAAACATCGGGGTACTCTTTTCTCCACGCATCTAATTCAGCTTTTGACTTAGGTGGTGTGAATTGCTTGTTGTTGGATTCTAATTGCTTAGTTAAAGAATGGAGTTCATCCTTGTGTTTATTAAGTGTAGAATCATAATGCTTTTTTAAATCGTCATAACGTTTCTTAAAAGCACGATCTTCAGCGTTGACAGGGCGTTCAGCGATAGGAGTAGCCTTTTGATCTGTTGGTTCTGCAGTCTCTTCAGATGCATCGGTGTCCTTCTGTTCGGTTGCTGTTTCTGCTTTTTCTCTTTGTTCTCTATGATACTTAGTCAATTCACCTTTAACAAATGCCTCAGTTTCAGGATCTTCATTTCCACGATCCTTGCTGTATGGATTTGCATTAGATATTACTGTCTTAGTTTTTTGAGAAACTTTCTTTTCTTCTTCCATTACTTTTTACCTATTGGTTGAGTGCCTTATGGATAAGGGTAGCTCTAAACTGTTTTACTAGTTAGTGGGCTAGTCATTATACCTTGACTAGGTGGCACGGTGTTAGTTTCGTCTTGTTTTCGAATCATATTTTTAAAATTATCAACTGATCCAAATCTATCGACAATAATACTTGAAGGTACACTTACTGTGTTTTCGTTTATACCAAACTCAGGAAATATATCCTGTCCAAATATTCTGCCGAATACATTTTTAAGAGATGGAGTTAAGTGCATATTTAATACTTGCTTATCTGTATCTCTCAAATTCTCTAAATTTATTTGCGGTATTCTTTCTTCCGCTAATTCTTTTTCCTCTATCTTAGGTTGAGGCTGTTTAATATTTCCTAAATTAGGTGGCTTAACAGCTGCAGGTTTTCTATTCATTATACCTGTAGTAGTAAATGCTGTTTGGTTAGTTATTGGTTGCCCTTTATAATCTACTGCCATTATATTAATCTATTTTCTACTTGTCTTAATACTTCTTTATTAAATCCAGCAATATTTATACCTGCATTATCTAAGAAGTTTTTAGCTACACCATCACCATTATAATCAGCAAATTCAATATCATTAATAAAGATTCTTCTATCTGTTGTATCTAACGAGTAGACAACTGGTATCTTATTAATTTTAGTAGATAGTGGGCTATCTTTAACCATAATAAATCTACCATCTTCTTTAACATAGTGACTACCTGCAACTGTAACACCTTTGTAGTCATGTATCTCATCAGTTGCTTTAAATTGGAATACACCTGTAACTTCTCCGCCTTTAGTAGTATCACCAAGTTGAATATCTTTAATTTTTTTAGTTGAGCCATTAGCCATTTGAATTAGAGTACTTGGATCAAAACAATATGTACCTCCTCCATCAGGACTATTCCCATCTCCGCTTCCGCTTCCACCATTGCCATTTCCAGCACTACCTTCTCCTCCGCCTCTTGCTCTAGCTTCTTGTGCTGCTCTTTCTGTTGCAGCTTTGTTAGCTGCTCTTGCTGCTGCCTGTGCTTCTGCTGTTGCATTACCCCTTACATTACTTTCATTTCTAAAGTTACTACCACTATCTTTAAAATCACGACCACCATCTTGTGTTCCTGACCCATCAAATCTACCCTCTACAAGATCTTTATTAGGGTCTTGTATATCTTGAGATTTTTTACTATCAAATATATCTTTAGCTACACCTTCTTTATCTATTAATTCTGTCAATTTATTTAATTTGTTTATTTGATAATCATATTTTTTTTTATCAAATAACGGGCTATTAGGATCATACTTAGCAAACTTACCTAAACTTTTATTTATTGTATTAATTCTACCTTGTGCAGCACCTGCTAAACCATAACTAGGATCAAGTGGATTACCATATACTAAATTGTAATTTGACATACCTGGTATATCATCAACTAATGATGTCATTTCTGGAGTTGCATAAAATTGTTTAATAGATTTTATCTCTTCGCTTTCTTGTGGTAATATTTTACCTAATGCTTTTACTACGCTAACAGCTGCCTTACCATATGGTAACATAGCTAACGCTATAGTTTCCATAACTTCTTGAGTACGAGTTTTTGGTTTACCTTTAGCTTCTATAGCTTCTGGTGTATATCTTCCTAAATTTTGTTTGTCTACAAATGATAAATTTAAATCATTATCTGCATTATTTTCCATCTC